ATGCCATGTTATCATCCACTTAAAGCTTTCAAAGTTGGTATAACAAAAAATAATAAAGATAAATTATTGATTACAAGTTATAAAGTTGATCATTTAGAATATAATAATAGATTAAATAAATTTGATAGAGTTTATAGCTCTGATCTTGTAAATCCATATGCTGATAAAGTCATTTCGTGTTTTGATATTCCTTGCGGACATTGTATTGGTTGTCGTTTGGATTATTCGCGTAATTGGGCTTGTCGGATGCTTCTTGAAGTTGAAGAACATTCCGAAAGTTGGTTTTGTACTTTTACTTATGATAACGCTCATATCCCTACTTCTGTTGGTTATGATGTTGACTCAGGTGAAATGTTTCCAACTGTCACTTTGCGAAAGCGTGATTGGCAGCTTTTCATGAAGCGTCTTCGTAAATGGTTTGATTCTGTTTATCCTGGCGAGAAATTAAAGTATTTTGCTGCTGGCGAATATGGCGATACTACTTTTCGTCCTCATATTCACGCTATTATATTTGGTTTGCATTTGCCAGATCTTCGTCCTTCGGATCGTTTTTTTTCTCGTGATTTTCAATATTATGAGAGTGATATACTGTCTTCTATTTGGAACATGGGACATGTTGTAGTTGCAAATGTAACTTTTGAGACATGCGCTTATACTGCCAGGTATATTGTTAAAAAGCTTAATGGTAAGCAGGCCGATTTATACGATCAGCTTGGCATTGAGCGTGAATGGGCTTTAATGTCCAGGAAACCCGGCATTGGTTCTGCTTATGCTGATAGAAATATTGAGCATTTACTTGATGATAAGTATTTAATTATTAGCACCGAAGACGGTGGTAAAAAATTTCCTGTTCCTAATTATTATAAACGTAAATTTGACTCTTGGTTTGATTCTCAAGATATGGTAGAATCTTCTTGGTATAAGTTTGATCGCTCACAGGCAGCTATTCGTGTTATGGAGTCCATAAAGCAGCAACAGCTTTCTAACACGGATTTATCTTATATTGATTTGCTTGCTGTTAATGAAGCTGCACAGCAGGCTAAAATGAAAGGTTTAGAAAGGAAGGTGTAGTTTATGCGTATTCGAACTAATCGCCGTGTTGATCGCAAAGTGTTTAGGAATACCGCTGTTAGGTCTAAGCGAATTAATATTTCGCCGACTGTTTATAGAGGAGGTATTCGCTTATAGTTAATATTTTACTTGTAATATCAATTTTCGGAATAGTTGAGGTGTAAAATGAATTTTGATGATATTTATTCAACGGTTGAATCTGCTTATTTAGAACTTGATGCTCTTGATGATTTGTATTGGTCTTTACAGGTTCATACCCCCTTTGCTATTTGGCTTTGTAAACGGTTTTTGCTTCGTTGGCTTAGTGAATTAAAGCCTGAGTTTGTTAGTATTGCTTCAAAGGAGGTTCAGTAATGGTTTTTGGTGTTTATGTTGTTCGTGATCTTAAGTCAACTTTTATGACTCCGACAGTTGATCAGAATGATTCGACTGCTGCTCGAAATTTCGCTCATGCTGTCATGAAATCTGATAGTGTTATTTCTTCTCATAAGTCAGATTTTGAGCTTTATAAGATTGCTACTTTTGATAATGAAACTGGTTCCATTGTTCCTCTTGAAGTGAAGGAACTTGTTGTTGAAGGAGTGAATTTTTGATGGTTAAATTTAAGAATTGGTTTGATGATCGGAAGCGTGTTACTTCCAATCCTGGTTCGAAATTTGTTGATGTTATGCAGCCTGTTGTTCAATCAGACGGTTCGGTCGAACTTGAAGTTGTTGGTAAGCACAATCTTTATGATGAGATTCAAAGTCATGCACGAAGTGTAGATATTAATGTTATCTTGCAGAGATACGCTAATGGTGATCTTTCTGCTCTTTCTGCTCGTGTTCCTATGTATCTTGATTTGGAAGGTATGCCAACTAATTATATGGAAGTTCTTAATAGTGTTATTGCTGGTGAGAAGTTTTTTTCTGATCTTCCTGCTGATGTTAAATCTAAGTTTGATAATAACTTTTATAAGTTTGTTTCTTCTATTGGTTCTGATGAGTTTAAAGCTGCTTTTGGTCTAAAATCTTCTGATGTTGTTGAACCTGTTGTATCTGTTGAGAAAGAAGGTGTTATAAGTGAATAGAAATGTAGAGTCTCGGTTTGCTGTTAATCCTACCAATCTTGATATGCGTCGTTCTCGTATGCCTATTAACCAGGATTATAAAACGTCTTTTGATGTTGGCCAGCTCATCCCTTTTTATGTAATGGAAGTTCTTCCAGGTGATACTTTTGATGTTGATACTTCAAAGGTTGTTAGACTTCAGACTCCCCTTACTCCTTTCATGGATAATTTGTATCTTGATACTTATTTTTTCTTCGTTCCGAACAGGCTTGTTTGGTCGCATTGGAAGGAATTTAATGGTGAGAATACCGAAGGTTATTGGACTCAGTCAGTTGAATATTCAGTTCCACAGATGAAACCTTCTTCTGGTGTTGGTTTTCGTTCTAAATCTGTTGCTGATTATATGGGTGTTCCTACTGATGTTGCTGGTATTTCTGTTTCTGCGCTTCCGTTTAGAGCTTATGGTTTGATTTATAATGAATGGTTTAGAGACGAAAATTTAATTCAGCCTGATTTAGTACCTATTGATGATGCCGACGCTTATGAACCTGGTTCTGGTTCTAAGCGGTCTTATAAGGGTTATCCTTATCTAGTGTCCAAATATCATGATTATTTTACTTCTTGTCTTCCTGCTCCGCAAAAAGGCCCGGATGTTACTATTCCTCTTGGTTTTGCTGATGATGCTCCTGTTGTTTCTGGTGCTTTTCATTCAGATCAGCTTTTGCAGGATGGTTATGTCGGTGGTTTAGGTTGGTATAATTATGTTACTGGTTCTGTTCCTTCTAAAAATTCTACTTTGGTTTCTTTTAATGGTACAGATACTGTTTTGAATACTTCCTCTACTTCTGGAATTGAAGAATCGCTTGTTCCCGCTAATCTTTGGGCTTCTCTTGATGGTATTTCAGGTGCTGCTACTATCAATCAGCTCCGACTTGCTTTCCAGATTCAGAAATTGTACGAAAAGGACGCCTATGGTGGAACTAGATATGTTGAGATTCTAAAATCTCATTTTGGCGTTACATCTCCTGATTATAGGCTGCAGCGTCCAGAATATCTCGGTGGTAATAGGATTCCTATTAACGTTAACCAGGTTATACAGCATTCTGCAACTTCCGAAGATAGTCCTCTTGGACATACTGCTGCTATGTCGATTACAACTGATGTTCATTCTGACTTTACAAAGAGTTTTACTGAACATGGTTTTGTGATTGGTGTTATGGTTGCTAGGTATGATCATTCTTATCAGCAAGGCATAGAGCGTTTTTGGAGTCGTAAAACTCGATTTGATTATTATTGGCCTGTTCTTGCTAATATAGGTAATATGGCAGTGCTTAATAAGGAAATTTATGCAAATGGTGATGAGTTTGACGATCAAGTGTTTGGTTATCAGGAAGCTTGGGCAGATTATAGGTATAGACAGAATCTTGTTACTTCTGAAATGCGTTCAAATTATTCTACTTCGCTTGATGTATGGCATCTTGCCGATGATTATGATTCTCTTCCTTCTCTTTCTAAAGCATGGATAGAGGAAGAAAGAGATAATGTTGATCGTGTTCTTTCTGTTAGTCATACAGTAAGTAATCAGCTTTTCTGTGATATTTATATTAAGAATATGGCTACACGTGTTATGCCGCTTTATTCTATTCCTGGTTTAATTGACCATCATTAAAGGAGTTTTTTATGTCTGATATGTTCATGGATAGTGAACAGGGACAGCAGTATTACGAATTTGCGCTTGAGCAGCAGGCTTCTAATAATGCTTTTAATGCTGCCCAAGCGCAGCAGCAGATGGATTTCCAGTCTGCTGCCAATGCCAAAGCTATGGATTTTTCACATAAGGAAGCAGAATTAAATCGTGATTGGCAAAAAATGATGAGTGATACCGCTTACCAGCGTCAGGTTAAAGATATGGTTGCTGCTGGTTTGAATCCTGTTCTTGGTATTTCTAATAGTGGTGCTTCTGTTGGTTCTGGTGCTACTGGTCAGAGTTCCACCAGTGCCGGCTCTAAAGCTGAAGCTGATACAAGTATAACTGGAGCTATGAGCAATTTTGTTGTTTCTCTTATTAATGGAGCTACTCAGCGTGAGGTTGCTAAAATGAATAATGAAACTTCGAAAGCAAATGTTATGCTTCAAAGTCTTACTTCAAGAGAAAATGCTATTACTGCTGCTGATGCTATGCGTTATTCTGCCGATTCTTCTGCTAGTGCTGCTAGATATGCTGCGGATGTTTCCGCTGCTGTTGCTGCTAATAATATAGAATGGCAGCGTGAATATGCTAAAAATTATTCTTATCTTGGAGTTGTTTCTCAAATTGTAGATTTTCTTGATGGTAAGTCTACTAATTCTGGCTGGGCTTCAACTGCTTTGAAAACTATTTTTGATATGTTTATTCCAAATACTGGCCTTCGTCTTAATGGTCGTAATGGTGGTACTTTTAATGTTTATTCTCCTCATTCTTTGAAGTATTATTGGAAGTATCTTTCTATTTCCAGCCAGAATTTAGTTGAAAATATGCTTTCTTCTTTTTCTTCTAAAATTTCTGGTTTAAAAGATTTTTATTATTCAGATGGTAATAAAATGTTGTCGAAGTGATTTTTTTGCACCCTCGTTTTAGTACACTAAAACGAGGGTTCCGGAGCTGAGAAGGCATTTTGAATTATAATGTAAGTCCTTCTTCAGCTCCGACTAAGTGCTCCGGAGGTCTGGGACCCATTTCTTTCTTGATGTAATGGGTCCCAGTGACACCGAAGCGAGAGAGAAGGTGTTATAT